CCCCAATCGGCGGGAACGTGGGGCATGAACTCGTTGAGTTTTTCCAAGGCATCGTCCACGAAAAAGACATCATCTTCAAGGATGAGCGCTCCTTCCCACACCATGTCTCCGCGCTCGTCGCGCATGTGCATGAGATCCTCCATGATCCGGCGGTGGCTTTGCAGGCAGCCCCACGCGCCGTTTCCGGAACCCCATCCGGCGGGGTGGCCGGTGTAGTCCCCGATGATGGCCGGATAGACCGTCACCTTGTCGAGATCCGCCATGCCGGTGGATTTCAGGTGTTCTAGCACCTGGGCCTTGCGGTCAGGCCGGTGAGCGCAGTTGATCACAAAGACTTGCTGGAACCAGTCGGTGAGATTTTTGAGCTTCGGCTTGGTTTTGGATTTCATGCGTTTGGAATGATGGCGTATTGCAGAACCCCCGGGGCGCAGGTGGTGTAGAAGGTGATGTTGGTGCCGCGGATATCGATTCCGGTTGCCAAGATGTTCACGTTGCCGGATTCGCCAGGGTTCAGCGTCAGCGAAAGCGGGGAAAACGACGCGTCCGGATGGTCAAACGAGTTGAAAGTGATCGGCACCGAGCCGGTGTTGGTGAATGTTGCAATGGCCTCATCATCCGCCACTAGGACAACCACCACAGAGTAGGAGCAGCTGTCGGATCCAGAAGAAGACGAGGACCCGGAGCTGTCACTGCTGCTGCTGGACGATGATATGTCTCCGCCGCCTCCGCCTCCACCGGAGCCGCCGGATCCGCTGCATCCAGAAGAGGAGGAGCGCGATCCCTTGGACTCGCTGATGCTGGAGAATGATTTGGAACTCCCGTAGATCATGGAGGATAGGCGGAGTTGATAAAGGCTTCGTTGGCCTCAAACTGCTCGCGGGTGCGCAGCGGGAAGCGCTGACCGAGGAATCCGCGGCGGATGCCGACGAGTTGCAGCATCACCACGGCATCCGGAGCGAAGCGGCGCTTGGTGAGGATGATCCGTCCGCGGTCCATTGTCGCCCCGATGATCACCGGGATGTCCGGGGTGCAGGCCGCCACGCGTAAAGTGCCAGGTTCGCAGACCATTGAAAAACGATGATCCAGCGGGACGATTGTGGTGCGGCCTTTGGTGCGGGTTTCGATGTAGTCGATGAATAGCACTTGCGGCGCCTCAACCACGAATAGAGCGGCGTAGCCGGTTGGTGACCACGGGGCTGGAACGATGGCGGTGCTTTTGTCGCTGCCACTGTCGCTTGGCGCGCTGCCCGCGCTGCTCCCGGTTGACGACCCGGAAGATCCTGATGACGAGGATGAAGATGAGGAAGACGACGACGACGATGATGATGATTCGGATGAGGAAGACCCTGGTTGCCCACCGCCGGTGTTGGGCACCGGGATTTCCGGCCACCGGATGCGTGAGTTGTCGCGGCCGACGATGAGGTCGGGGTTGTTGATCAGCGCCCAAACGGTTCGGCAAAGGTTGGACCAGTTCTTGCGGTCCGGCCGGCCGTTCGGATTGACGCCGAAGGGCTCGAAAATGCCGGAGGGGATGCGTTCCGGTTCAATGACTTCGCGCAGCGGGCGCGGGTTGCCGGAGCGGGCGGTGTCTCCACTGCCTTTCAGCGGGCGCGGGTTGCCGGAGCGTTTCTCGTTCATTGGGCGCGGACCAGAACGGTGCGTTTCATAAGGATGTCGCCATACCAGTCATCCACCGTACGAGAGATCATGATTTCGGTTTTGTTCGCCACCCATCCAGCGTAAGTGGTCGCGGACGGACGGCTGGCGGCGATTTGATAGAAGAGGTCGCCCGGGATGCTGATGTCTATCCCGTTGTGAACGGTATCCTGGGCAATGAAAGTGCCATTGAGGAACTCACCGACCGTGCGACCGTTCCCGTCGCCGTCGATGAAGATTTCATTGGCGGCCTGGGCCAGCCACGATTCAACCTCAAACGGTCCGGATGACGGATCGGTGAAGTTCCAGATGGCTCCTTCCGCTAGCCATGACGAGGGGTTTTGTGAAAATTGATACTGAACCTTTCCCAGCACGTTGCGGGATCGGCGCATCGAGCCGCCGGGGAAAAAAGCCGTGTTGTTCGGGTAGATCGCCGGGAAAACGCAGGCGACGGTTTGGTATTTTGTGTGGGTGCCAGCGGGAATGGCCGTGTGATCGATGGACAGCGTGCGCGTGGCGTTGTCGATCGGTCCCTCCCGGACGTCGATGATGATGTTGGACGCATATGGGTGAGGCGTGTTTCCAAGTTGGGCCGCCATCGTGGCACCAATAAGCGGAATCGGATATTCGGCAGGAACCGTGCGGGTGGTTGTGTAGATGCGATGCCCCTTTGGCCAGTCAAGCTGCCTGCTGGTGGTGATCGGGCTGTGCGGGTCGTGTCCCATGTCAAACGGTTACCCCATGAGGGGCCGGATGCGGACGCCCGAGGAGTTTTGTGGGTTGAGTGACTGCAGAAGCGCAATGGCGCTCCGGTAGGCCTGGGCTATGGATTCCTTGGACTGATTGTTGCGGAAGAATTCCGAACGGGTCAGATGGTGCTCGGCGACCGGGATGAGGATGGACTCGACGTATTCGTTGGGTACGGGGACGACCTTGGTGGTGTCCGTGGTGGTGTAGGACGGCGAGGCGTAGCGGACGCGGGCGGAGAGGACCATGTTGCTGTCCGGCGCGGGATAGACGCGCAGGCGGCGGATGGGCACGGCGTAGTCGTCGCTCTGGAACTCCTCGACGGTGTAGAGCTGCGGGGTGCCGACCACGGTGGCCATGTCCGCATCGTGGGTGATGGGAACAGTGACCACGCGGTCGAAGCCGTAGTCTTCCTCGGTGGTCTGGTGGATGTTGAGCGAGGCGGGGGACGGGCGCGGCGAAAGCATGGGGCCGCCCTTGATGAAGACGGGCTTGAGCACTTCGGCGATGTTGGTCGGCAAGGTGAGGCAGTCGTGCCAGATGGTGACGGACTTGGTGCCGCTGGGGCCATCGTGCGGGTAGACCATGGTGGCGGTGGTGGAACTCACGCTGCGGATGCGGTTGTCCACGGTGCCGCCATCGATCTTGCAGGAGCAGCCTAGAAACCGGGCGTTCCAGTTGCCACCGAAGGCCACGGTTTTGCTGCCCTCGGTGACTGTGGCGGTGACGGAGGTGGGAGCGTAGAGCAGGAACCCCTCGGTGTCCCGGCGGGTCCAGACGGAGTTGGTGAACAACTCCTGGAGCGCGCCGTTTATGGCTTGGATGACGGCGGCATTGCGGCCCGGGTATGTGACCGAATCCGGCACGCTGCGCTCCTCGGGCGAGAAGTGCGTTAGGAGCCGGTCGAGGAGCGTGCCGATGGTCATTGCGGTTCGGAATGCGTGAATTGCTGGCCTGCCCGCTCAAGGCGCTTGCCGAGGATCTGGACGTATTCGCTCATCACGCGCTGTTGCGAGTAGAGCAGGTCCTTGTCCTCGCGCGGCAGCTTTGGGAAGGCGTCGGTGGCCATGAACGAGTTCAACTTGTTCAGGCGTGTGGCGGTTTCCCGTGTTTCCGCAAGAAGGCGTTCGCGTTGTTCAGGGGTCATCTGGAGAGAGCTTCAAGCGCCCGCTGTTCGGGCGTCTTTTCGGTTTTCGGTTTGGTGACCTTGGAGAGCGGCTTTGCGGCCGGCTTTTCCTCGGTCTTGGCGGTCTTGCTGACCCACGGTTTCACCAGCACGAGCAGGGCGTGTCCGCTGCGGCGCTTGCCCATGAGGTCGCGCGCGATCCAGCCATCCTTTTCCATCCAGACGCTCTGCGGGAATTCCAGCGCGTGGCAGTTGGCCTTGGGGTCGTGCAGGAACTGGTAGCGGTGCGTCGAGGCACCGGGCAGGGTGAACGGGCGGAAGTTGTGGACGCCGCGGACTTCGATGCGGACGGCAATGGCCTCGTCCGGCTTGGCGCGACCCGAGAGGATCGCCTGGCTGATGATGGTGGGGTAGTTGGCCATAAGGGAAAGGGAGTGCGGGGGCGGCCGGGACAACACCATGAAGTATCGGCCGCCCCCGCGTGTGACGCGGATTACGCGTCAGGATCGACGGACGGCACCGGGTAGCCCTCGTGCTCGATGGCGAACTCGAGGATCAGGTAGCCGTTGGTGACACCGTTGGTGTTGATGGTGGGCGATTGGCCAAAGACCATCTCGTAACCACGGCCCTTCACAAAGCCGTAGTCGGTCTTTTGCTCGATGGCGTTCATCTCGATGGCGCCGTAAGCGCGGCAGGCCGCGTGGGCACCGAAGATGAAGCCGTAGCCGATGGGCACGCCGTTGGCGTTGGCCGGGATGATGACCGCGCCGACGTCGAACTGCGAGGTGTAGGTGAAGTCGGCGCTGGTGTTCGAGACACCGGCTGCGCCAGCTTCATTCATGGTGCCGCCACCAGGACCGTCCGCATACGCGTTGCCCGCGTTGTTGAGACCCCAGAGCGGCACGTTGGCGGCGCTGAAGTCGCCGGCGCAGGTGATGTTGCCGACCGTGTCGGTTCCCAGCGTCGAAGCGTCGGCCGTGTTGTCCGGGTTTAGGATCTTGGTGACGGTGATTTCCTCGCCGTTGTGCTCGCCTTCCCATGCGACAAAGCCGAGCGATCCGTCCGGATTGATGATCCAGGCGTAGTATTCGTCTCCGAGCGGGAGAAGGCTGGAGTCCGGGGTGAGCGCCGATCCGCCGCCGTCGTTGAGAACGAAGTCCTCGGTGAACGGGTAGGGGTAGCCGGGGAAGAACTGGAAGTACTTCGAACCGTTCGGGTTGGTGGCGCTGACCTTGAGCTTGCAGTCGCCCACAGCGGAGTCGACGCCAAACCCGACGCCGAGCACGGCCTTGGGCTGGATGGGGCTGCCGACGTAGTCGTCCCAGTCCTGGTCGGTGACGATGTGCTCGAAGAAGTTCTGACCCTGCCACGTGACCAGACGGCCGGTGAAGAGGGCGTTCCCCTTGCCGCGGTCGTCGGCTTGCTGGAGGGCGTTGGCGTAGTCCGAATCGTTCCGGATGTTGAGGAACGCATACTCGGACGCGAAGGTCAGGAACCCGTTGATGTGGTCGCCCTGGTTGCCCATCTGGTGCGACAGCGGTTTCGCTCCGAGGGTGTTGAGGCGTGCCTTGCCGGCGACGGCCATGGCGAGCGACAGGGTGTCGTTGGGGCCGAGGGCATCGCGGGACGCCTTGTTGTTCGGGCGGTAGACGTTGTTGCTGCCGAGGTGGAGCAGCGCCATCATCATGTCGTTCTGCTTCCAGAGGCCCATCTTGAGCTTGAGCAGCTCGGCAGTGGTTTCTTCCAGCACCTGGCCGGTGGCCATGAAGGCGATCTGCTTCTTGGTGAAGGCAACGGCGTCACGGTGCCAGTCGACGCGGACCGAGTAGGTCTTGAACTTCGACTTCGACTCGTTGCCGGCGAGCTGGGTTTCCCCCATGACGCCGGGGCCGCCGGGAGCAGAGATGACGGTGAAGTGGACGAGATCGCCGCCCTGGGCCTTCAACTCGCGGCGGCGGCAGAAGATGCCGCGCTTGCCGACGTTGGCTACGGGGATGCGAGGTTGGTCCGACTCGAACATGGAGAAGGCGTCGTGAGCGCGGCTGCCCACTTCGAGGTAGCGCGCCCAAAGCTGGGCCTTGACGTTGGCGTCCATCGCGGTGGCTTCCGCGAGGGTCTGGGCATTGATGTCGTTGGTGTAGGTGCTCATGGTAGTGGCAGGTCAGTGGTTGCGGATTCGCCGGTCTTGGCCTTTGCGCTTCACGGAGACCCGAAAAGGGCGGCGTGGAGGGTGGCTTCGTCGGCTTCGTTGATGGCCTTCTGTAGTTGGTCCGGGCTGACCCTCACGGCGGCGGCGCTTCCCGGTGCCGCGGTGCCGATGGGCTGCGCTTTCTGGCGCGGCTGGACGGCTTGCGCGGCGGGCGCTTGCTGCTGCTGCTGTGTCCCCCGTGGCTGACCGAGTTCCCTTGCGACGTTTTCGGCGATGGTCCGCAGTTGCTGCGGGTGGCGCGCGATGGGTCCGTGGGCGGCCTCGTAGGCATCCAGTTCCTGCGTCATGCGGTAGCTGAAGAAGCTCTTCGGATCCTCGGATTCCGGGTAGTCCGCGTAGATGTCCTCGATGGTCGCTTGGAGCGATTGCTGTTGGACGGCGGCCTGCTGGTTATGGATCTCGGCGAGCGCTTCGGCTTTGGCGATCTGGCGGTTGAGTCTCTCGATGTCCTTGGTGAGTTTGATCTCCTTGGGACGGTCGTATTCTTCGATGGCCTGGTCGCGCTCCGTTTGCAGACTTTCGAGGGTCTGTTCGAGGGCCTGAAGTTCCGAGGCATGGTCTGGCACCGGATCGGGCTGCGGTTCCGGATTTGGGTCTGCCTGCGCGGAGGCCGGTGGAGTTGGCTCCCGCGTGCCTGCTCCCGCTTGGGTGAGCATTTGGATGGCATCCGCGAGACGGGGCGCTTTTCCTTCGCGCACCAGTTCCTTGGCGTTGGCAATCAGCAGGCGGTCGTCCGGGTGCAGGGATTTCAGGGAAATCCTTTCGAGATTCGGTGTGGCCTGGGGTGCTTGCGGTTCCGTGGGCTCGGTCGGTTCCTGCGGCGGCTCGGTGCCGGCTGCGGGATTCGGGTCCGGTTGCGGATCGGCTGGCGGCGGGTCGCCTGGTCCTTTGCCGGAAGGCGCGGGTTCGGCGGTGGGAGATGGCACCTGCGGCTCGGAGAACAACAGGGAAGCGATCTCGGATTCGTCATTCAGGCCGTCGATGGCGGACTGGATGTCGAGCGGCTGCCGTTGGGGCTGTGCGCCACCTTCTGGCACTGTCTGTGGTGGCTGCGGTTGCGCACCTGCAGCGGGGTCCATGACTGACATGGACGCGATCTTAGGCGGCGTTGCGGGTTTGGGGAGGGGCGGCGGTATCGTTTTTGCCGCCGTTGGCGTTTGTGGTTCACGCCTCGTTGGTCGAGAGCGATCCGGAGCTGGCCACGCGATAGGGCTTCACCGCCGCCGGAACGGTCTTGTATGGCGGCCGGCGAGCGGCGATGCAGCGGTCTTTTGCCACGCGGGTAATGCTCACGCGGTTGCCCTGGTTGCCGCCGAGAACGTGGTAGGCGGTGGCGTCTTCCGCGACGTAAAAGCCGACATGCCCGCCGGAGCCACGGGAGAAGACGAGGATGTCGCCCAGCATCGGGCGGTCAGCCTTCGCCCCATACTTCGACCAGTTCCGCGCCCACAAAGGGTCTTTGACCACTTCGTCCGGTTTCTTGAGGCGGCGATAGCAGATGATTGCCCCAAATAGCCCGCACCACGCGATGTCATCGTCCGAGTATCCGGTGATCTTCACGCCCGCCTGGTTGAGTTCATCCCGCCAGCCGATGATGGTTCGGTTGCTGCCTTTGCCGACAACCTCCTGCACGCCGTATTCCGCAATGGCGAATTTGATGGTGTTGGGAAGTCCGCGCAGTTTTGGGAGCCACTGGTATTGGGATGGGAGGTTCATGGCTGATACTCGGTTTTGATGCGTGCGAAGCGGGCGGATGGAGTGAACTTTTCGGACCACGTTTTCAGATCGGCGCTGAACTCGATCACCTGCCGGAGTCCTGCAGCAACGTGCGGGATGGCAAGTGGGGCAGACATTGGAGATGCTCCATTCTGGTTGATAGCCCTCACGGTGATGATCGTGGTTCCGTATGGGATGCGGATTTCCACCCTCGTATTGACCGTGGTGGCGATTCTCTCGGTCCCGCGAAACACCTCGTAGGACATCGCCGTTGGAGATGAGTCCCATTCGACAGTGACCAATCGCTCCGCGCCGTGGCAGCGCGTGGACAGCATGGCCATGGCGACGATGGCGGCGTTGTAGGCGGGGGAGCGGTAGCTGGAGAGGATGACGATGGGCTTGCCAAGGTGGGCGCGGAGTTCGTCCACGATCCTCAGGGTGGGGACGATGTTGGGCCAGAGGGAGCGGGGCGGGGCGGAGTTGCGAACGCCGCGGCGCCGAAGGTTGAAATAGGTGGTGAACTCGGCGGCGTTGAAGTGGCGGAATCCTTGGCGGGCAAACCAGTCTTCGAAGGATTCGCCGGTGCGGGGTTGGGGATCGGGGCGGACGGTGGCGGGTTTGAGTTTGGCGGGCATGGCTTGTTTGGGGTGAAGGTGAGGAATCCGGCGAGGAGGATGAAGCAGAGGAGGCCGAGGGCGATGGGACCGGCGACGAGGGTTTCGGAGCGGTGGCCGGTCCAGCGTTCGATCGCTTTTAGAACCTCGGCGGTGTCGTCCTGCTGGTGGTTCCAGGGCATGGCTAGAGGTGGGTGAGGCAGGAGATGGCGCGCGGATCGCGCGGGGTGAGCTTGCGGGTGATGCCGCCGAAGAGGGTGACGGCGATGCCGTAGGTGAGGGCGAAGGGAAATTCGCGGGAGCGGAGGAGGTCGTAGAAGATGGCGTCGGCCTGTTCGCGGTTCCATGGGCAGCACGGGAGGTCCATGAACTGATAGAGGAAGTCATGGACGAAGGCGGCGGGTTTGGTGGCGGGTGGCGTGGGGGTGCCGATGCGTTTGCCGCGGATGGCGATGGCGGGGGAGCAACCGTCGATGGCGTAGCCGGCGAAGATGGTGAGGAGCGCGCCTTCGAGCTTGCCCTTGGAGGTGCCGGCGTGAAGAAACTGGTGGGTGTGGCGGAGTCCGTGGAGGCCGAGGTGGCAAACGAGGTCGTTCTCAAGGACGTAGCGCCATTTGCCCGGTTGGGTGCGGGAATGGAAACGGCTTTTGAGTTCGGCGGTCATGGCTTGTGCACCTGGCAGGGGCGGTTTTTGAGTTGGTCGGCGAGGAATTTGAACTCCTGGGTCTGGAGGTCGGTGGCGCGGATGAGGCGCTCGCGCGACTCGTTGCCCTTCTCGATCATGGCTTCGAGTTTGCCGGTCATGCCCATGAGATCCTCGCGCCGGCCGCGTTCGCTGTCCCGATAGGCCTTGTGGGTTGTCACCAGGGCATAGATCACCGCGATCAGGAAAGCGACGGGCAGGCCGAGGGCCGTGACCCACTCGGGGACGCCAGGGATGTTAGGGGTGACGGTTTCTCCGATGTAGGCGGCTCCGGCGACGGCGACGCCAATGATCGGGCGGGCGAAGTGGGAGAGGAGGTCGGGGTTCATGGGGTGGACATAAAAACCGGTCGGCAAGTCTTAGGTGGCTGTTCCGAGCGATAGCGTTTTGATGGTGCCGCCAATGTTGACGTCAATTAGCAGTTGGTCGCCGTTCCGGCGCATGGCGAACATGCCTTGCGCGAGTTCGTTGTTTCGTTCCGAGCCTTTGGCGGCTCTTACGACCGGAGATCCGGTAGCCGGTGATACTGTGCCCGAATTGACGGCAATGGTGAATGAGTTGGCCGAAGCCGTAAGGACTTGGGCGGTGATATTGTAGCCGGCTTGGGCGGCTCCGGAGATTGTGACCTTTGATCCGACGTTGTAGCCGTGCGAGTTAAGCGAAACGGTGGCAATTCCTCCGGTCTGCGTGATGGTGACGGCCTGCGTGTCGGACGCGTCGGTGTAGGCCGTTGCGCGGTCCTGAATGGTCATGGCAACCATGCCGTTATTATGCAACCGCACGGCAGAGGATCGGGCGGAGCCTAACGTTTCGGTATAACCGATTTCGAGTGTCTTGTCGGTGTATTGCTCGGTGTAGTAGCCAAGCGCCATGGAGCCGTAGCCGTAAACGTAGCACTGCAATCCGAGGACCGTGGAATGACTACCGCCTGCGGTGCTGGTGTCTCCGTAGCAACTCGAAAACTGGCCAAGTGCCGTGCAATCGGTTCCAATGGCGCAGGAGTCAACGCCACGGGCAAAGCAGTAGTAACCAATCGCGGTGGAGTCGTCGCCTGTTGCCTCGCATCCAAGCCCGCAAGCGTTGGAAGAATTGCCAAGCGCCTGAGAATTGTATCCGAATGCGGAAGAAAACGATTGCGCGACAACAATGTTCTGCCCGAATCCAATGGTGTTCTGACCAAAAACCCTAACCTTGTTGCCAATGGCAACGGAGTTTTCAGTGGTGGCGGCGCAGGATGATCCGTAAAGAATGGAATTTTCTCCTGTGGCAACGTGTTCGTTTGCGGTGAGGGCCGGGACTTCGGGATAGTAGGGATCCGCGCTTTCGGGAATGCCAGCGAATGCCTCGCGGGCGGATTGAATTTCGAGCGTGCCGGCGTTGCGGGCGTTTCCATCGCGGTTGCCTCCAAGGTAGCCTCCGAGGGGGCCGATGGTGATGACGGTTCCAAGTGCTTGCCGTGCGGATTCCGGATCTTCCGCGATGGCTTCGTTGATGGCGGAGTTGTCCACGTTTCCGCCGAATTGATCGACCAACTCATCCGCGCTGTATGCCCGGCCGGTGGTCCGGTCGATGAGTTGGAGCGCGAAACGCGACGCGGTAGCGGTGAGGTTCTCGTTGGGAACGTCTTTTGGCCGCCAGAGTTTGGCGCGTTTTTCGAAGGACTCGGCGGGCCGGGATTCCTGGAGGTTGCGACCCGCGTTGTTGGGGTGCGGAAAGGGAAGTTGCGGGGCGTTTTTCATGGCGGTAGGGGTATCAGGGTTGCGGTGTTGCGGGTAGGGGCGCAGGTCAGCGCTTCATGGCTTTGTCTGCCCAGGAGCGGGCCTTCTTGCCGCGGAGGCGGGCGGCGTGGCGGGAGTCTGGTTTAGCCTCCGTGTAGTGCTCCGAACGGTTTCCGAATGGGGCATATGTCCCACGGAATTGTCCCTTTCCAGCAGGGTTGATTTTCGGGTCGTTAGTCACGTCCCTGATTTGCGCGCGGGATTGGGCGACATCCATACGGCGCCTGGCCACCATGCCTGCGTTCTCTGGCATTGGCTGATTGGTTTTCTTTACGACGTTTCGGTTTGGATCGTATGGCATGGCTACGGGGTCGGTTGGGGCTGTGGTGGCCCGCCAGCGCCTGCTTCCGGCGACGGCGGGGCGATGAGTCCATTCTGGACAGCGAAGGCGACAAAGGGCTGCTGAAGCTCGGGCGGGAGGATCTGCACCAGTCCCTCCACATCGACGACCGGCCGGCGGATGATCTGGTCCGCGCCGTGGAATCCGAGGGCCTGGACGCTCTGGACGTAAAGCGGGCGCGCGGCCTCTTTCTCGACCTCCGGCAGTCCGACGTATTGGGTGTGGATGGAGATGGCCTGCTGGCCGGATTGGAGGCGGTCCTCGTTCTGGGACTGCGTCATGGTGAGCGTGACGTTCAGCTTCAGCCCGCGGACCTGGGATTTCTTCAGCTCCAGCAGTTCAGGGTGCTCGCCCTCGTTCCACGTAAACGTCTCGGTGAGGTTGTGGTTGGCGTAGAGCAGGTGGCAGGCGAAGTCCAAGGGCTTGCCGAGCGCTTCCTTGACCTCGTTGATGGGCCACTTGAGCAGGGTGGCACCGCGCGAGACGATCTGGCGGACGCCGGTGGCGGTGTTGGAATCCGGCAGGCCCTTCATCTCGCCCTGGGCGGCGCTGGTGATGCCTGTCCGCATCTGGGCGAGCTGCATCATGATCTGCATGAGCTCCACCGCGCGATGGTTGGCATCCGGCACCTTGGAGAAGGTGAGGAATTCCTCGATCTTCCGGCCCGGCTTGAGCTTGAAGAGTTTCCCCGGCGAGAGGACCACGCCGCCGGCCTCGTCGATGTCCTCGTCGATGACTTCGGGGTCGTAGCCGCCGTAGGGGTCGGCCGCCAGCCGGTCGCGATAGGTGACGAGGTTGAACTGCTCGTCAACGTAGTCGTCCACGTCCTGGAACCGTTCAAAGTAGCCCTTGCCCGCGATGCGGTTGGGCACCTTGAACCACGGCACGGCGAAGATCGGGAGCCGGCCGCCGGGGAACTTGTTGGCGAGGTAATCGACGGCGAAGATGGTCCGAAGCACCGGCGAGAACACGCACCAGATGCGGATGGGGGCTCCGGCGGTGCCGAAGGGATTGCAGCGGAGGTATCCCTCGACGAGCAGGATGGGGGGATTGGCGTTGGCGTCGGCGTCCTTGGTGGTGTTGGAGCTTTCCGCCTCGTCGCGGTGGTCGCGCGGGGAGCGCTCGCCGGAGCGCTCGGAGGAGATCAGGCCGAGGGCTTCCTGGTATTGCGCGTCGGTCATGCCGTAGAGCGCCTTGGCGTCGAGCAGGCCGATCTGGAAGCGGTGGAAGACGTCGGTATGGAGGAGGTCCAGCTCCGGCGCGGTGGGGTCGAACGCGATGTCGTTGTAGTCGATGCAGCGGGCATCCACGTTTTCGAACAGCGTCTGTTGCTCGTCGACCAGCATCTCGATGGTGGCGGGCTCGGGATCGTCCGGCGCGAGGTCGAGGTCGTCGAGGGCGAGGTATGTGCCGTCCGGGTTGAGGGATGGGTTCCCGTCGTCGCCGATGACGATTTTCTTGATGCTCTTGTAGCTCTCCGTCTCGGTGCGCCATACGACCTTGGGAAACCCGGTGCCGAGGTCGCAGGCGATCTTGAGCGCGTCGATGAAGGCGGCGCGCAGCGGGCACTGGTTGAACTTCCAGTGCGCGTGACGGGTGATGGTGGTGGCGAGGTTTTCATCGGCCACGCCTTCCGGCAGCGCGGCGAACCACGGTGAGGTGCCGAACAGGTCGTCGCGCGCCTGGGCGAAGGCGTAATCGGAGAAGCCGGAGATCAGGCCGAGGGACCGGTTGGAGTGGTCGAAGATGGTTTTCTTGGCGGAGGTCTGGTCGGGATCCGGAGCGCCACGGCGGGAGCTGCGGTCCATCTCGGCGATCTGCTCGTAGCGCTTGAGCTTGGCCCGCCACGGGGCGAGGGCGGTGCGGTGGCTGGTGAACTGGTCAGTGGCGAAGTCTGCCAGCCAGCTCATCTGGTTCTCGTTGAGGACCATGGCGAGGGCGGACTTGGCCTGTCGCAGGGTTTTGCCCTTGGCGCGTGTTTTCCCGGCCAAAAACGCGCTTTCACGCTCGCGCGCGGAGGGATTGGGGTTCTCGACGAGAAGCGGCATCGGCGGGATTTTAGGACGAATGCCGAAATCCGATAGGGGCGGCGGTTTTTGTGTTGACCGGCGTTGCGGATGCGCCAATGTAGGCGGCAAGGATAACACCATGATCCTCCTTCAGTCTGGAAACCGTTATGAGGCCAAGGCGTCCTATGAGGATCGCCATGTGCTGAAGTCCGCCGGGTTCAAGTGGGATCCGAACGCGCGGGCGTGGTGGACGGACGCGGAGTTCTGCGTGGAGCGGCTGCGGCGGCTGCACCCGGTGCCGGTGGAAGTGCGACAGGAGCGGGAGCAGGCGGAGATCGAGATCCCCTCCTCGTGGGAAGGCCACCCGTCCTGCGCGACCGATGGGCCGGATGACATCCCCTGCCCGCCCGGGTTGGCCTACCTGCCGTATCAGCGTGGCGGGATCGCCTTTGCGCGGGGGAAGGACGGGGTGTTGGTGGCGGATCAGATGGGGCTGGGGAAGGCGCAGCCAATCGACGAGCCGGTTCTCACCCCATCCGGGTTTGTGCCTATTGGCAGCTTGAGAGTTGGCGACAAGGTTGTAGGCAGCGATGGATTTCCGACCGAAGTGACCGGGGTGTTTCCGCAGGGCGTCAAAAAAGTGCGCAGGGTGGTCATGAGTGATGGATCGTGGACGCGTTGTTGCGACGAGCACTTATGGATGTTCCAGACGAAGAATCAGAGGTTTTTTAGTGGGAAGTGGACGGTTACCGAGCTTCGGGAAATCAAAATCAAGGATCGGCAGGGAAACGCGAACGCGTTTTTACCGATGGTTCGTCCAGTGCATTATGACAGCAAGAGAATGCCTCTTGATCCATGGTTAGTGGGCATGCTGATCGGCGACGGATGCCTGCGTCAACACACGGTGGTCATCAGCAATCCCGAGAAAGATGTATTGAGGGCGGTAGATGCGGCTTTGCCTCCCGGCATGGAGATGAAACATGCGGGCGCTTTTGATTGGCGGTTGGTGTGGAAAAGGGGGCAGGGTAACGTTCTGCTTTCGCAGATGAGGAACCTGGGGCTTATGATGAAAGGATCGCACGAGCGATTTATCCCTGAAATTTACAAACGGGTTTCTCCGGAGAATCGGCTGGCGGTGCTGCAAGGGCTTTTTGATTCGGACGGCACGCCTGCTGACGGGATCGGCACCATCGAATACTGCACAACTTCCGAGCGGCTTGCGCTGGATGTTCAGGAGTTGGTTTTTTCCTTGGGAGGAACCTGTCAGATCTACGACAAGCTCGCACCGGCTTACTCCCATAATGGAGAGAGGCGGATCGGGCGCAGGGCGTGGCGCTGCTACGTGAAGCTGCCGGATGGAATGGAGCCGTTCTGCCACAGCGGGCAAAAAATTTCCCGCCAGTTGGCTGGGAAGCGGCAGCGTCCGCCATACCGAGCCATCAAAGAAATTCAGGACGATGGCCATGCTGAGTGCATCTGCATTTCGGTTGCTGCCCATGATAGGCTTTATGTGACGCGGCATTTCATTGTTACCCATAATACCATCCAGGCGATCGGGATGCTCAATGACCGGCCGGTGAAGACTGCGCTGGTAATCTGCCCGGCTTCGCTCAAGATCAACTGGCAGCGGGAGGTGGGCAAGTGGCTGAACTACTTCCTGCCTATCCATGTGGTCGAGAAGGCTGGTCATCCGCTGCCGCGGCAGATCGGCGTGCTGATCGTGAACTACGACATCGTGGCGAAGATGCGGCCGAAGTTGGACGGGATTGAGTGGGACGCGCTGATCTGCGACGAGTCTCACTGGCTGAAAACTCCGAGCGCCAAGCGCACGCAGGCGATTCTGGGCAAGGACGGCCGCGGCGGCATCCGTGCGAAGCGGCGGATTTTCCTGACCGGCACCCCGGCGGAATCGCGGCCGGCGGAGTTGTTCACAGTGGCCAACACGCTGCGGCCGGATGAGTTCCCAAACTGGATGGACTACGCGTTTCGGTATTGCGGGGCCTACGTCGGAAAATACGGACTGGAGGCGAAGGGCGCGACCCGGGGGGCGGAGCTTCAGACCCGGCTGCGGAACACGATCATGGTTCGCCGCGCGAAGGCGGATGTGCTCAAGGACCTGCCGGCGAAGATCCGGGTGCGGGTGACGCTGCCGTGCGATGCGAAGCTGCGGGCGACCGTGGATGCGGAGCTTGCCGGATACCAGCGGGAGCGGGCGCTGATCGAGAGTTTGAAATCCAAGGGGGCGGACATCGAGGCGGTGACGCAGGCGCGGAATGCCGCCAATGCACGGATGCGCGACCTGCGGGTGGCGACCAGCGATGGCAAGATGCCGATGTCGCTTGAGTTCATCCGGAACGCAGCCGATGCGGAGAAGGTGGTGGTTTTCGCCAAGCACCACGCCGTGCTCAACGTGCTGATCAAGGAATTTGGCGACCGGGCGGTGGTGGTGACCGGGAAGACGCCTGGTTCTGACCGCATGCGGGCGGTGGACCGATTCCAGGGCGATGAGGAGGTGCGGGTGTTCATTGGCCAGATCGATGCGGCCGGCGTGGGCCTGACGCTCACCGCGGCCTCTCACGTGATCTTTGTGGAGTTCGACTGGCGACCCGGGATCATGGAACAGGCGGAGGACCGCTGCCACCGCATCGGCCAGCGCGACTCGGTGACCTGCTCCTACCTGGTGATCGAGAAATCCTTGGATGACGTCATGCTTTCGTCCGTGAACAAAAAACGCAGCACCCTCAATGAAACGCTCGATATTCCGACCTGCTAGTGTCTACAACCCGCCGATCCCATTTCCGATGCCCGAGCCGCAGCGCGGGGCCTCGATGCGGATTTTGATTCAGGAGTCCAAGCGGAGCAAGTTCCCCCCGGCCCTGCTGGTGACCACGCTCCAGAATCCGGTGGATCCGGCTCTGCATGCGGCGCGCTGCCGGGTGATGTTCCGGATTTTGGTGGAGGTTGATGGAATGAGTCATCACCTGCTGTCAAAGGCGTTCCGGCGCGACCGGCACCGGGTGAGGGATATGGTAAGGGTGGGCGGAGATCAGAACGCCCGCCCTCTGGCACCTGCCGACAATCAAACTACGACACAAAATGGCACTCCCTAACGACACCCCGGCGCCGACGAAACCACTGATGGCAGGTTGCCAGCAGGAGCCTCGTTGTGCATCTTTGGAGGACAAATCTGGTTGTTGTGCAAATCTCGCCCAAAATGCACGACAACACATCCCTGTTTTTTGGACGTGCCTGCTTTGTGGTCGATCCAAATTCACTCGCCCCGGACAACCGCACCGATGCCGCAGCGGATCTCGCAAGAGGTTCAAAGCGGAAGCGCAACGTAGGGGATTGAAAAACGCCTTCGTTCCATTTTTGCGCAACGTCCAAGGTGACGGATCGCCCGACACTAACACTCAACCAACACGATAATGCCTGCACTACCCGATAACTCCGACAGCCCACAGATGGGCGATTCCTG